CTCCGATAACAGTAGCAACCGCTGTTAGCGCAAGAACAATACCACCTGTAATTGCAATGGCCTTTTGTACTGGCCCTGGTAATGAGTTAAATCCATCTACAAGCTTCTGCAATCCAGCAACAAAAACACTAACCACAGGGGCAAGCGCATCACCAATTGTCTTTTTCATTGTCGAAAACGCTGAATCTAGTAATGTAAGACGTCCCTTTAATGTATCAATCTTAGTGGCTGCAACCTCAGCTGCTGTCACTTTTGACATGGCATCCCACATGCTGTTTACCCCATTCGCACCTTCTTTGAAAAGAATAGTTGCACCACGTACAGCATCCGAACCAAAGAGTGTCTCTAAAGCCATACTACGTTGCTGGTCTGTTAAATCTTTCATCGATTCATGAAGGGTTCCTGAAATATTTTCTAAACTTTGAATATGCCCCTGTTGATCATAGAATTTCGATGATAGGAAAGCGGAGCTTGTTGCTAATTCACGAAATGTTGTTTCACATTTTTTATTCCATTTCTTCGCTCCTTCTGTCTTCATTACATATCCTTCAAGAGCTGTTTCAATGTCTCCCACACTTCTAGACGCTGGTGTAACTCCATTTTTAACCAAGAAATCAAATCCTGCTTGCGCATTATAAGTGATGAGCCCCAGATCTTTCATTTGGTTATATGCTTCTTTAGTAGTGGGGTTCAACCTCATCAGCATCGTTTTTAAAGATGTACCTGCATCTGAACCTTTTAAACCATTCTGCGCAAATACAGCTAGAGTTGTAGCTGTATCTTTAAACGTCATCCCTGCTCCTGCTGCTACTGCCGATGATGCCGCTAAACCATATTTCAGCTCACGTACATCTGTTGCTGAAGCATTAGCGGCTCCAGATAAAATGTTTGCTGCATCCGCAACAGAAAGATGATCTGCTTTAAATGCATTTAAGGCTGTGGATGCAATCTCTGCCGCTTCACCTAATTCTAGTTCGCCAGCTGTTGCTAAATTAAGAGCTCCCTCTAATCCGCCATTAATAATATCTGTTAAACTAACTCCAGCTTTTATTAATTCCTCTATACCTTGTCCTGCTTGAACACTAGAGTATTTTGTTGTTTCTCCCATGTTGACAGCTAATTCGCTTAATTTCTTCATTTCTTCTCCAGTAGAGCCAGATACAGCTTTCACATTGGCCATTTGTTGCTCAAAATTCATGGATTCTTCTACAGCTGATTTTAAACCCCGACCTATTGCATAAGTCATTCCGCCAAACACCATACCGATTTGCATTCCTGCATTTTGCAAATGATTACCTAATGTCTCCATACGATTACCAAAATTCAATAAACGATTACCTTGCTGTTCTAATTCATGGTTCGACTGACGTAATTCGTTTTCAAATCGATTCAGTTCACCTGTTGCCCGGTGAATTTGTTCAGCGTACCGCTGCGCTGATTGACTCGCTTCACCTTCTTCTGTTTTGGCACGATTATAAGCTTGTTGAAGTTCCCTAATTTTCTCTTTTTGTTTATCTACCATACGAGATAAAACATCTACTTTAGCTCGTGTTTGTTCTGTCGCATTAGAAAAACCGCCCATGCCTGTTGTGATAGACTGAAATTCAGCCTGTAGGGATTTTAAAGAGTTGTTTAACTTATCCATCCCTTTTTGTTCAGCTTGACGGTTTACTTGCTTTAATTCATTTTCAAATCTATTTAAATCCGCAACTGCTTTATTCACTTGCGAAGCATATCTCTGGGTTGCTGCATCATTTTCACCTAATTTAGCCTTATTTTGATCGTAGGCTTGTCGCAAAGCTCTGACTTTTTCTTTTTGTGCTTCAATAAGCCTGCTGAGTGTATTCATTTTCGCTTGCGTTTGTTGACTAGCATTTGCGAAGCCACCCATTCCTGTACTTACAGATTTCAGCTCATTCTGTAATGTTCTAACCGCACGTCCTGAGTTTGCTATACCTTGACGAAAATTCACATTATCAAGGGACAGCCTAACGACTAAATTATTCATTTCATTCGCCATCATCTTCCCCCTTATTAGATAATGTTTTCTGCTGGAACTTCAATCTCATTTGAATTCTGATTACCATTATTTGAATGATCTTGTTCACGATATTTTTGGTTTAACCTTAAATAATGCCAGATATCCATTTCGTTATCGATATGATGGTGTTTATACCCCTGACGTAATAAAGAGAGGTAGAGCTCGTCCATAAACTCGCTGAACGTTAGCCCTCCTCCCTCTACGCGTTTGGGTTTGTTTCTTCTCCAGTTCCTGGTGTACCACCAGCCGCATCCACAGTTGCATTGATAATTGCATTAATTACGTCTGAAGTTGTTGATAAAAATTTACGAGCATCCACGCCGTCCCAATATTGATCTAATGTAAATTGTTCCCCGTAAACTTTTACTACATATTGAACCATTTTATCCATATCCTCAGGACCAGGATTATTTGGAATATCAGCAAGTTCAGGTGCTTGACGAATTAAACGTGCTGGAATAAACTCCGGTAAATGAAAAGTTTTCTTTTCTTCCTTAATTATTAGTGTTAATTTCATGGCTTTTCCTCCTCGTTAATAAAAAAGAGAGAGCTTTTGCTCCCCCTTATTTTCCTGCTGGTGGTGTTGCTATTTTTTCATATACCTTTTTAAACCAGTTATCACCAACGGCTTTTGTAAATGTAGGCTCATCGGCATCAGCTGTAAATTTTGGTCTATCATCAAAGTCTCGTTCAATAAATGAACCTTTCAGTTTTGTTGTTTGGAAGTTAGGCTTATCCTTCTTCGTTTCGCCTTCTTCTTCCTCTTGTGAAAGCTTCCCTTTTAATAACCAAACATATCGATATTTTCCATTGCCCTTTAAGAAACGCCATCCGATTGCTAAATATGGCTTTTCTCCCTCTCGTTTTTCATCTAATACGCCGTCTGTAACTTCTGGATACCCTTCAATATCTGCTTTCGCTGATAAGGAAAGTCCACGAACTTCAATTTCAACTTCCACTTCTCCGTCAGATTCAGCAATCTCTGATTTTTTATTATCACTCCACATAATTTCTGAAGCTACTTTTTTAGAAGTTTTAACCTTCACTGCCCCTTCTAACTTCTTTACATCTGCATATGAAACACCTGATGCATCATCTTTTAATAGTTTTGCATAAACAAGACTATCTACACCGACAGTCGAACTAATTGTAATAATTTCTCCAGCCATTTATAACTCCACTCCTTTCGCGAATCGCATCGCGTAATGAAAAATTTGTGTATCATTTTCATACAAATCAGCTACTGCATAACGTGAGAAACCAATATCTTTCATGATTTCATTTACTTTTTGATGGATTGCTGTTGTACTCCCTTTTGACCAAATATCGATTTGGAATGTGATTTCACTTTCACTTTCATCATTATCCGCAAATCCATCTGGTCTATTGTCTAGTTCAAAAAACGTAATACGCGGAAACTCTTCAGCGTTTTTGGCTTTACGATAATACACACGTTTTCCACCTAATAAGGAAACAAGCTCCTGATTATTTTCAAGAGCTTGCACGATTTCAGGGCGTAAATTTATCATACATTTAGCCTCATCTCGTTCTTTAAGATGTCTGTCATAGCACGTACCGCATCCGCTTTAGAAGCGTTAAAACCTGGTTCTATAAATGGATGTGCTGGCATTTTAGAAGTACCCCACTCTAAAAACTTTCCATAGAAATATGGAGAACGGTCCGCTTTGTCTATTCCAATCTTGATCGTCTTCACACCATTTTCCATTCGTGCCTTCGTAACTCGTATATTATCAAGCAAATGTTGGCCTGTACGCCAAGGTTCACTTTTAGACGGTTTCTTAGGACTTGAACTCCTCGGTTCACTTCTTTCTGCAATGGCTTTTCGAATTTGCTCACCACCAGCTGCAAGGGCTTTATCTTCAATCTTTTCTCCACGTAAACCCATTTGCTCTAATTCAGATATCAGGCGATCAAAACCTAAAAAATCAACACCATCAGCCATTCATTCCACCACGCTTCCACATGATTGATAAAGTGTGTTTTTCAGTTGGAATAACTGAAACAATGTCATAAATTACGTTCTTATATTTAATCTTCATATCAGCATTCACATCAGCACGATATCGGATTTCTGTTTCACCTTGAATTTCGCTATTAGCTGCCGCTGCTTCAAAATATTTTCTTCCCTTTAAAAAAATAAAAGAGCCCCATACAGTAAAGGAATCCTTGTAACCTTCTATTGGATCACCGTCCGGGCTCTTTGCTTCCTCGTCTTTCACTTGAAATGTAAGACGTTTATCTAATTTACCTGGATTCACTTGAATCACCACCACAATATTGCAACTGAACTAATATCGACTGCAAACTAAATGCCAATTGTTCAGCTTTTCCAACCGCTTCACGGTTTTCATGCCAATGAGCAATTAAAATACGAGCTGCTAATTTAGCAAGCTCGCTTTTTAAATCCACATTTTTACTTGTAGCATTTTTAATATA